AAACTTGTAGAAATACTCCACACCATCTGTCAAACCACTATCACAGAAATAGCTGTTCTGATAAGCGTTTCTGGTCTTGCTGTCTAAAACGACAGTACCGTCTCTGCGGCTCACCGGCGCACTACCCGCCTTGCGAACCAAAAGGGTTCCTCCCCAGCTTGCCAGAGGAGAACCGGCAACAACCAGATCGTCAGGATCTGTCCATTTAACATAGACCTTTCCCGCCGCTGTCAATGTCTGAATGTCCGAAACTGCGGCCAGAGCAAGACCGCCGCCGCTGCCGCCGCTGCCAGACGGGAAATTTCCAATAATAGGCATAGTAACCTCCTTCTTTCTTTATCCCAAAAGAATGATGATGACTGGGATATCACAATAGGGCTTATCACCATTAGCAAAAATGGTTAGCGCACCATCAGTCTGGTCGCCAACCATCAGCTCTGCCATATAAACAGCATCA